GTGGGAAATTAGCAATTTTTATTTTATTTTTCATTCTTCAAACATGGAAAGGAAAGAACTTCACCGACCGGGATTAAGACCTTGGTTTGACAGGCCGGTATTGAGGTGCACCATTGGGGGGAATGCGCCTACGTGCTGTGGAAACCGCTGCAGCAGCGGTTAATTGTTGTTGTTGTGTTTGGGTGTTCGCACCTTGGCCTCTTCCACGACCTCTGCCTTGGCCACGACCACGTCCTCTAGGATTGGTATTATTGCGACGCCGCTCGACATTGCGAGCTCTGGCGTTAATAGAGGGGACTGTGGTAGCGACGGGGGCTGCAGGGGCAGGGGTTGGAAGGGTAGCTGGGACGATAATGTCATCGTCGACAACGACGGCGACGCTTGGTCTAGCTGGCACAGGCTCCGCGCATAATGGAGGGCTAAGCATTTCCTGGACTGTCGCGGCGGAAGCCAACCACTGGTTGAACATCTCTCGATCAAACTCCGGGAACAATCGCGTGAACTCCACATCCATCCATCCGCTAGCATTGTCATTAGGGTATTGGTCCGACGAGGCGAACTTACCCCACCAGTAGCCAATGCCCAAGGGTGTTTGCGGTCTGTACGAAGACAGGACGAGCATTTGCTTGCAGAGCTCTCCCAAAACTGGGGTGTTACCATCGGTAGCCACATATGCCATTGCTTTCTCAACACACTTTTGCTCAGGTGTGACGTTATGAGGTAAGCGAACCGTTGTGTGGAATTTAGCCAACTGCCTCCTGATGTCACACATACTATCAAGACAGCCATACCACACTTCACTTGAATAGTAGCGTGCCAAGAAATTGACTCCAGGTTCGCCTCTCTGTACAGTGCTGGCTTCAAGTACCAGTCCGAGCTTGGACGCAGCCCATTGGTGATCAGAAACTGATAATCCAGGGTCTGCGCCATCGTCACCGTTATGGATTCCCAGGGCTTCGAATGCTCGCACTGGTTCGTACATGTAACCGTACTCGTTCTTGCCGTGTCTGTAGGCGCAGTAGCTGCAGAATGCAGCTCTAAGCGTTTGTATAAACGAAGTGAGGGAGCATCCTGATCCTTGGGCGTTGCCTTGTTCGTACCTGTGTTCATCGAGATAGCCTGTGTTGTTTGCTGTGGCTTTGAGCAATTCATTCAATTCAGCGCGGTATGCTGGAAATAAACGTAAAAGCACACGCCGGTCCAACTCTCTTAGAGTGCCAGTGATGGTGCCATCCATGCGATGGTAATCTGAAATATTAATAAAATCAGCATCAGCACAAATATCAACCATCCGTTTGGCAATCTCCAAAGGTTTCTTTCCCGG